GGTAAAGATTTTTCAAATAATTATAAAATAGTAGTAAAAGATTTGGATTCCGCTATTATAAATCACGTTAAAAATATAATGGGTATTAAGATAGAAGATAATGGTGAAATGATAGATATACCCGTGATATATGGAAACCAAGAGAGATGGGTTAATGTAAGAAAACAGGGTGTCATTAGAGATAAGAATGGTAGTCTAATATTACCATTAATTTTGTTAAGGCGGGATACATTAGAATTTAATGATTCATTACCATCATATAAACACGATATTACAGGAGAACATATACAAGTATTACGTGCATCTAATTGGTCAGAAAAAAACCAATATGATAGATTTTCTGTAGATAAAAGTATTAAACCCGTTAAAGAAAATATAGTAACTGGAGTACCACAGTTCGTAGATGTTAAGTATAATTTTATAGCATGGACTCAATATGTAGAGCAAATGAATACTGTAATAGAACACTTTTCGGATCAACATAATAGATATTGGGGTAATAATACTGATTATAAATTTTTATGTACTATACCCGGTGGAGTAAACGATGTGGTCGAAATGGAAGCTAACTCGGAAAGACGAGTGAGATTGAATTTTTCAGTCACATTAAAGGGATATTTATTACCAGAAGTTATATCAAATGTGATAAATAAGAAAAGATTTAACGCAAGTAAGAATCTAACTAAAATAAAAATGGTTTTTTCTGAAAAAACAGAATAAAAGTAATACTTTTGAATATTTTAAATATATTTATATATGATAAAAAGTAGTTAATAAGGAGGTTATATGAGTGAAGGTGTAAAGTTTTCTGATGAAGAAATTAAAGAAATATCTGAATTACAGAAATCATACGTAGAGGTTCAAAATCAATTTGGACAAATAGCAATAGCTAAATTAAATTTACAAACTCAGGCTAATGAGTTAAATAAAGTAGAAAATGAATATAGAGACAAATTTGTTGAAACACAACATACGGAAAAGGAATTAGTTGATAAACTTACCGAAAAATACGGAGAGGGTTCTCTTGATCCAACCACCGGTGTTTTTACACCCGTTTCTAAATAATTTTCAAATAATAAAAAATATATATTAAATATGGAGAGATAATATGGCGGAAAGAATAGTAAGCCCTGGTGTTTTTACTAACGAAATAGATGTTTCATTCTTACCATCAGCGGTTTCCGATATAGGGGCAGCTTTGATAGGTATAACAACAAAAGGACCGGCTTTTACTCCTACACTTGTAGAGAGTTTTTCGGATTTTAAGGTTAAATTTGGTGGGTTAAATCCTGACTATTTTTTACCATATGCTGCAAGAAGTTATTTAAAGAACGCGGGTACTTGTACAGTCGTAAGAGTATTAGGAACTACGGGATATACAGCAACAGATGCATTGTCAATTATAGATTATACTTCTAATAAAGTATACGCTCTTGTATTTCCAACTGCTTCTGATGGTAATTTAACTGGTACAAAATTAATGGATGGTGTGAGTGGAAGTACTTCTTTTGCAATAGATTGGCATGGTGGGGGGACAGATTTATCCCCAACAATGTCCTTAAACACAGGAGCTGATAACTATATAGAAAATATACTTGGTACTGGGGCAAAAGGGGCAACACAGCCAGGGTATCTTTATACAATATTTAAACATTCTGCCAATGGTGCGAGTGGAATATTAGCCACTGGAAGTGCAACTACAGCTGTAACTAGTTCAACTGCGTTCACAAATGGATACAGTTACGCATATACTCCAAAGATACTAAGTCAAACTGGATCCAGTGCTAGTGATAAAACTGAATTATTTAGATTTGAAACTTTATCTCATGGTAAATATTCAAATAGGGAAATTAAAGTTGGTATTGCTAATATCAAAAAAGCTGGTTCAATAGCTGGATCTGATTATGGATCATTTGACGTAATAGTTAGAAACTTCGGTGATACAGATAAACGACCTGAGGCTATAGAAACATTTGCTGCATGTAATTTAGACGCAGATTCTCCGAATTATGTAGCTAAGAAAATTGGTGATATTGAATGGAAATTCAATACAACTAAAGAGAAACTTGAAATTTTAAGTGGAGATTATAATAATAAATCAAAATATATTAGAGTTGGATCCATTCACGATAGTGTTAAGAATAAAACTGCAGGTGTTAATTTAGTTCCATGGGGATTTGGTTCATATAAATACCCGGCTAATATAAGTGGATCATCAGTTGATATTCCAATTAGATTAAATCAAAGTGAAAGTGGTGATTATAATAGTAAATTATATCATGGACTTGCCTTTGATAGTGGTTCAACCGCGGCTAATGGATATGCTAAAGATATATTACCTTACTTAAATCCTGTACCTGATACAATTGTTGCTAACATGACAAGTTCAGAGTTTAGATTAGATCAATCTACTGATGTGAGTGATGGTTTAGATAGTAGTATCGGAACTAAAAAGTTCATTCTTGGTTTCCAAGGTGGTGATGATGGATTTGATCCAACATACTTGGGTGGACCAAATAGTGATGGTACAGTATATGGATTGGGAAATTCAAATCCAGCTAACAATGGAAATGATTTAACTGCTTATAAAAATGCTATAAGTACTATATCTAATCCAGATGAAACTGATATTAATATGTTAGTATTACCTGGTATTAATTCAAGTGATCATCCTAAAGTTCACGTAAAGGCTAGAGACGTAATTGAAGATAGAGCCGATACATTCTATGTATTTGATGCCGGTAATTACAACGCTAGTATTTCTGACTGGACAAGTACAGTTGAAACAGAAGATACAAATTATTCATCAACTTATTACCCATGGGTAAAGATCAATGATGATGAAAATAATAAACATGTGTGGGTGCCACCATCAGTAGTAATACCTGGTGTAATTGCATTTACAGATAAAATAGCTCATCCATGGTATGCTCCAGCTGGATTAAATCGTGGTGGACTTACTGAAGTAATTATGGCTAAAGAAAGATTAACACACGCTGAAAGAGATACTCTCTATGAAGAGCGAGTCAATCCAATTGCAACATTCCCAGGTGAAGGTGTAGTGGTATGGGGTCAAAAGACTCTACAAGGTAAACCATCGGCACTTGATAGAGTGAATGTAAGACGATTACTTATAAAAATCAAGAAGTTTATTGCGGCTTCTTCAAGATTCTTAGTGTTTGAACAAAATACAAATGCTACAAGACAGAGATTCTTGAATATCGTAAATCCATTTCTTGAAACAGTACAGTCAAACAGTGGTGTATCCGCCTTTAGAGTTGTAATGGATGATACAAATAATACTCCCGACGTAGTTGATAGAAACGAGTTAAGAGGTCAGATATTTGTTCAACCTACAAAAACTGCAGAATTTATAGTTCTTGATTTTGTAGTACAACCTACAGGAGCTGCATTCGAAGATTAAAATATAATTATAATTATATTTTATATTAAAGCCCATATTTTTTATGGGCTTTTTTATTTATTGTTATATATTTATATATGAAACCTATTGAACTAAAAATAAGGAATGTTATGTCTGGTATAAAAAACATATCAAAGTGGGAGATTAGAGAATGTATTGAATGTAGTTTAAAATTTGATGTTTATAAAAAATCGAAGAAGAAATATTGTTCAAAGAAATGTTCCAATGGATCTCAATTATTAATTGACATTAAAAACGAATCTACAAAAAAAACTATAAATGATAAATATAATGGTACTCATTATATGAATAATGAAGAAACCCAAAGAAAACATAAACAATCAATGTTAATTAATCATGGGACTGAATATGCATTACAAAATGATAAATGTAAACAAAAACAAGAGCGGACATTGTTTGATAGATATGGTATATTAAATCCAATGGAGTCTGATATATTTAAAGATAAAATCAAGCAAACAAAATTAAAAAAATATGGAAATGAGAATTATCATAATATAGATAAACTTCATGATAATGTCTATAATAAGTTTTTGAAGTGGAATCATCTCACTCCGTTGTTTGATAGGAAAGATTTTATCGGGGTAGATGGTATGAAGTATAAATTTAAATGTACAAAATGTACTCGGATATTAGAGGTAAATATTGACAATGGATATATACCATCATGTAAAGTATGCAATACAAATACAATCTCCAGTGGTGAGTTAGAATTATATGAATTTATTAAATCAATATACGATGGAAATATAATAACAAATGATAGAAGTATACTGATGGGTAAGGAGGTAGATATTTACTTACCTGATATAAAACTTGCTATAGAATACAATGGGATATATTGGCATTCAGATTTACGGGGAAATAAAAATAAATACTATCATTTAAATAAAACAGAAAGTTGTAGTAAGGTAGATATTAAATTAATTCATATATTTGAGCATGAATGGTTATATAAAAAAGATATAATTAAATCTATGATATCATCGATGGTGGGAAATAACGATAGGATTTATGCTAGAAAATGTACTATAAATACTATTGGAGTTGATATTAAAAATGAATTTTTATCAAAATATCATATACAGTCATACGGTAGATCTAGTATAAAACTTGGACTATTTCACGAAGATGAATTGGTATCAGTAATGACATTTGGTAAAAGTAGATTTGATGCTAAATACAAATGGGAAATCATTAGATTTGCAACTAAATCTAACATTACAGTTACAGGCGGAGCATCAAAATTATTAAAATATTTTATTAAAACATATGATCCAAAATCAATAGTTACTTATTCAGATAGACGTTTTGGTGACGGAAATGTATATGAAAAAATTGGATTTAATTTTATAACATCTACCACACCATCGTATTATTATGTTAAAGGTATGAATGTATATAGTAGATTTCAATTTCAAAAACATAAATTAAAATTAAAATTAAATGAATATGATGATAATTTATCTGAATGGGATAATATGGTACAGAACGGTTATGATAGAATATGGGACTGTGGAAATAATAAATATGAGATGAAATGTTAATTTTTTTATTATTTTCTTATATTTATATATGAAACTAATAGATTTTCATTTAGGAGAAAAATAATGGCACAATTAGTAGATTCGAATGACATAATGTTCACCCCGTTTGAACCAAAAACGAAACA